ATCTAGGATATTTCAAAAAAGAACCTATAATGTATGGAGGAAAAAAATATTATAAATTCGGAGAACGCCCCTATTATCAATGTGAAGAAGGTGAAACTTTTGAAAAAATTAAAACTAAATAAATGAAAAAAACACTATTACAAGAAGTTAAGGCTATGAATAAGATAGCCGGCACTCAACTAACAAAGGAGCAAGAGATTTCTTTGATTAAGGAAAGACTCCAACAATTAAATGAGTTGGAGTTTGGTACACAAAAGGCGTTTGACTCTTATCAAAAGAATCACAACCTACGTGATACTACAAAGGTAACTGTGGCAGGTAATAAAACAACCGTTGCTCAGGCTTCTAAAAATAGTGCTGGAGCTAAACCAAAAGGAAAATCAGTATTTGGTGGAACTAAAAAAGTAAATGATAAATCTATAACAGATATAAAAAAGGATAAAGAAGTTGATGCATCTACTGTATCTAAATCCCTTTTAGCAAATTTGAGAGTTAATGGTGATTTTGGATATGTTGATAGAGTGGCGAAAGAACTTGAAACACGTTTAAATAAAGGAGATGAAGGAGTGTATAAGAGAACCAGCCCGCAGGGTGGCTCAATAACTTTTAAGGATGGTGCAAGTTATGATGTTTTTGGACATCACGATGCTAAAAAGACAGGAAACCAAACTATTTACGCTTCCAAAAATTCACCCGATGCAAGTGATAATACCAAAATGAGTGATGCAGACATGAAGCAGTATAATCAATGGGTAAAAAATTATCAAAAAGCTTTGAAAAAGCAAGGAGAGTTCCCTAAATAATAATAAACAATGAAAAAAACATTACTACAAGAAGTTAAGGATATGAACCGTATAGCCGGTACTCAACTAACAAAGGAGCAAGAGATTTCTTTGATTAAGGAAAGACTTCAGCAACTAAACGAATTGGATTTTGGTAGTCAAAAAGCATTTGACTCTTATCAAAAACAACATGATATGCGAGGCGACACGCAAGTTACCGTAGCAGGTAAAAAAATGAGTGTAACCCAAGCGGCCAAACAATCCAAAGACACCGAACTTAAAGGTAGCCCTGTATTTGGTAATAACAAAGGTGGTGAAGTGTTTGGTAAAAAATCCGATGATGGTGGTATTATGGGTAAGATAAAAGATTTTGTAGGTTCAAAAGGATTTCAATTTGGAGCAAGACGGCCTAATGAAGATGAAGATAAAGTAGCAGCTGACCATTTTTCCGATTACGAAAATAAAAAGGTTAATGCTATTGGAGTTGATAAAGTCACAGGAAACATATACGCAGCAAATGATGATTATGAAGTTGTCTTATCACCATCGGGAAAAGTACTAAAGAGCGATGTAAGTATAACGGGCAAATATAATAAAGATGTCTTAGATGCATATCAAGATGAATTAGAAAAGGATGCCGAAAAATATCGCAAAAGACAGGCCATTAAGAACAAACTTAAATCGTTGGTAGGATTCAAACCCGATGAATTTGGCGATTATAGATTTTAATTAAAATAAAAACAATGATAAGATTAAAAGATTTACTAAACGAAGGGTACGGAGTTCAAAAACTTGCAGCTGACTTAGATGCTTGGGCTAAAAAAGAAAGCCTCAATTTCAAAAAGGTATCATCTGAAAAGAAACCAGGCAATTATGGTGCAACTGTAACCAATACGTTCTACCAAATAGGTGATAAGTTTTGTTTAGTAAGAACTGAAACCGTAGCAGGTGCACCTCGACTAAATCAATTAATGTTTCACGTAACCGATAAGCCGGATATGGCTGCAAAATCATTAGCCGGTTCAAATTATGTTGGCGACTTCGGTGATGTTACGGATGTATTAGAGAAAGCAAAGATTGTAGGCGGTAAGGAAATGGAAACTTGGAATAAGGCAAAGGTTGAAAAGTTTATAAAAGATTTGGGACGTGATAAGAAATATAATAAGTTCAGCGATGACCAGGCCTTTGAGATGGCACAATCAGTATTAGATGATAATGCCGGATTAGAAACGGCAATTAAGAATATTTATAAAGTAAGAGATGCTGCCGGATGGTTAGCAAATAAAATATAAAAAGATGAATATAGATTTTCAAGAAATTCTTAAAGAGTTGGAGTATAGATTACCACATGGTATTATAAACTTAAACGAAGAACATCAGGTTACAATGTTAGTCCAAATCCTTCGTGAGAACGGAGTAGATGATGCTAACGAACTTGCTCAAAGGGCAAGAGTGGTATTTGGGTATGTGAATGAAGCCAGTAAAACGGCAACCCAAAAAAAGAAACCAGCGGCAAAACCTACGAAGCAAGTAGGTACTAAATTCAAAGCGTTCAGTAAGGAGGGAGAAAAGGCTGTGTATTTTAGCACCAAAAATAAAATGGATGCCGCCATAAAGAAAGGTTCGCATATATCGGTAGACCAAAAAAAGAAAAATGATTCCGATAAAGAAAAAAGGAAAACAACTAATCAATCAAAAAAACAAGAACCAAAACCAGCTACAATTAATGTTTCTGCAGCCGAAAAAAGAAAAAAAGAAGCAGAAAAAAGTAAAGAATCATCTGTAGCAGATAGAGCCGATGTTTCAACAATGTCTCAAAATGACGTAAAAAAATATGTAGATAATAGAATTGCTAAAGCAACAAACGAATTTAATACATCTGAAAATTCAGATAAATATGCAACTGACTTTTTGAAAATAAGAAGTGCCGAAATCAATGATAATTATTTAAGACCACAAGGTACAGAAGGATCATCATTGGCTGAAAATAATGGAGGAAAATATATAAATACAGTTTTTAACAAAGGTGGAAATATAACAGAAAAAGAAGAGAAAGAAATATTAAACGAAATAACAAATACACCATTGGCAAAAACAATGCCTATCAATCAAAGAAATGAATGGGCCAGAATTGCATTAGAAACTGCTAAAACGGAAGCTAAAGTATTACTTACAGAAAAAAAATATAGAGCAGCAAAAAAACAAAAGCAACCGTATCCTTTGGGTGTAATAATGGACAAACAATCCAGATCTATGTTGGTAAATTTATTTGAATCAAAAGTAAAAAAAGATTCAAAAAATAAAAAACATTACGAAAAACAGTTACGTTTTGTAAATGAATTGGAGGAAAGCGATACTGGTATTTTGTATGAATTAGAAGATGGAACCGTTGGATTCAAACACACTTCAAATAAAAAAACATATTCCGATCCTCACAACAACACATCTGTTGATGAAAAAATAAAAGGCATGAATGGTATTCTTGCTAAAAATGGTAAAAAAGTATCACCGGCATTACAAAAAGCATTTGATGATACAAGTTTGATGGTAAAAAAAGCATCCGAAGGATTGGAAGCCTCTTGTAAAGATTTTTATAAAGAAAGAAAAAAATTAAAACCAGATGCGGAAAAAGCGCAAATAGAAATACTAACCAAAGTTTTAACCAATTATCCTTTGAAATTAGGAAAAAGGAAAAATTATTTGAATGATTTTATGGGCGGTGACCCTCCAAGAAAATGGGTACAAAAAGCTGCCGATGATTTGAAAATTAAATTACCTGCAAAAGATCAAGATGTTGTTAGAATAGCTATACACGCTGCCGCTCAAGATAATCCACCAACCGATGCCGTTATTTGTGTTAAAAAAATAAGCGAAATGGTTGAAAATATAAACGATACCAACATAAAGAAAATGTCAGAAAAATTTGGAATCAATGAAAAAGAAATGAAATTGGCTTTACAAACAACAACATCTATTAAAGATGCTGCATCTGGAAGACGTGAAGTAATGAAGGAAGCTCATACAAAAATGGTTAAATCCATTCAAGAAGAAGATTTGAAAGAAAATCCTAAAGCATATCCAGCAAATGAAGATGCTGACAATGGTACATACCAACAGGCTTATGTTAGAGATTATTTACATAGAATGCACTTTGATGCGTATATTGGTGGTGAAAGAGATGGTGTGAGCTCACAAAATATAAATGGTGATAATGTTGAACCATCGTATTATAGAGAATGTTTAGCAGAATTATCAGGATATACGGGTAAAATTGAGAATCAATCAGGCCGTGATGGATTAGTAGAGCATTTAACAAAAAGATTAAGAGTTTATTCGGACAGCGACTCGGTTGCATTTGGTAATGGAAAATCATCTAAAGAAATAGGTAAAGAGGTGTATAGAACGAAGGGGGAAGCAAAATCTATTTTAGGTGGATTGGGTAAAGATTTACAAACATGCTTAAAAGGTAAAGCATCAACTAAATAAAAAATAAATAATGAATACACAACTACTTTGCTTATTCACAATCAATACGGAGTTACAACATTCCATTGATTTCATATTAGACAGGTATGAAATAATAAACCCCAATGTCTTCGTTTTGGAAAGCAAAGTAAGACCAGAAGAGTTATTCATAACATTTAACGTAATGAAAGGTTCAGCGCCAATATCATCTAATTGGAAAACTATACTTGTCCATAGAAAAAAGCAGACAAATACTATATACACTATAAACGCACTCAATGAAGTAGTAAAATCAATGACAGGTGGCCAAACCGATAATTCATTTATGATTGATTGGGAAGAGTTTCAAAATTGCATTCTAACTACATCGAATACGGGCTACAAAAAAATTCCTACAAAAATCCACAAGAAAATCAATTTGGAAAATTAAATTATTTTTCTTATATTTGATTTATGGCAACAAAGAGATTCAAACCCATAGAAATAGAAACCGATAATCCGGCTACTATTTTCAATGATTATAAATTGGAATTATCCAAAGCTATAATTCATGCTGTAGATTTTGGACTTCGTAATAAAAAGAAAAAAGTAGATTTTGCTTATATCATTATTAAAGGGTTATTAGTTATAACACTTTCAATAGATAGTAAGGAATATGTAGACCTTTTAGAGCAAAACATAGAAAACCTTATTGAGTTTGAAGAATATGAAGATTGCGCATTAGCAATGAAATTAAAAAACAAAATAAATAAAAATTTACAAAAAAATGAGTTACAATTACAAGTACAAGAATCCGGAAGTAGTAAAACAAATTGAAGAACAATATCCTGAGATGACTAAGGAATACCTTAATATCATTATGGAAGGGTATGAAACATTTTGTGCAAAGCAATCCAATTACGGACCACATAACATTTCAGTAGGAACATCATTAGAAACCGATGATGATAAGAAATTATCCCTTACAGGCCTGTGGTTTAGAATGAACGATAAAACACAGAGACTAAAGCAATTAGTAGTATTGGGAAAGCAAGATAATGTAGGAGAAGCAGTAGATGATACCTACCAAGACCTCTCTGTATATGGGGTTATAGCGCAATTGGTAAGTCGTGGTAAGTGGGCAAAATAAATTTGGTAAATCCAATTAATTTTCGTATATTTATAATAACAAAAGAGAAATAGGTTATATTTAGTAATAGAGATATTGCAATAAACCTCAACTTTAAACTTAATTTTTAAACCTTAAAACAACAAAAGCAAATGGACATTTCATTAGCACTGAATCGCTTTAAAAGCCTTCAAAACACATCAAAAAAGTCTGACTTAATTTGGAAGCCAGCAAACGGAAAATCACTTATTCGTATTGTTCCGTACAAGTTCAACAAAGACCTTCCTTTCATTGAACTTTATTTTCATTACAACATTAACAACAAAACTTATCTGAGTCCTATCTCATTTGGTAGACCTGACCCAATCGTTGAGTTTGCAGAAAAACTTAAACGTACAGGCGATACTGATGATTGGAAAGCAGGTAAGAAAATGGAGCCGAAACTTCGTACCTTTGTACCCGTTATCGTACGTGGTAAAGAGAATGAAGGAGTAAAGTTTTGGGGTTTTGGTAAGACGGTATACCAGGACATTTTAGGTTACATAGCAGATCCTGATTATGGTGATATTACTGACCCAAACAACGGTAGAGATATTGTGTTGGAAGTAACATCAGCTGAAGAATCAAACGCATCTTATCCTACAACTACAATCCGTGTTAAACCGGCAACATCTAAGATACATTCCGATCCGGAAACCGTAGACCAGTTGTTGAACAATCAAAGAGAAATTACTGAATTGTATTCGGAATTATCTTACGCAGAGTTAAAAACTATCCTTGAGAATTGGTTAAACCCATCAGCAGCCGCAACGGGCGATGATGAACTAATTGATGAATTGGAAGCACCAAAACCAAAAGCAACCACTACAACTGCTACAAATAAACCGGCGGCAAAGACAAACCCAGATGATGAATTTGGTGACTTGCCTTGGGAAAAGAAAGCAGAACCTTCAAAAGCAAAAGATGATGTAGCATCTGCCTTTGATGATTTATTCAATTCATAATTAAAACCAACTCAATGGCCAAAAAAGCAGTAGATGATTTAGCAAGTATTCTTGCTGACTCCCTAAACAAACAAAATAAGGAAGGAAAGATTGCATACTTTCTAACCGGCGATGGCGGAGATGCACCAACCAATGTAAAGGATTGGCTATCTACCGGAAACGCTATGTTAGATGTAGCAATATCCAATAGACCTTATGGTGGTTTGCCAGTTGGCCGCATCACAGAGATTACGGGTTTAGAGCAGAGTGGAAAATCTCTGCTCTCTGCCCATCTTCTGGCTGAAACACAAAAGAAGGGAGGTGTTGCAGTATTGATTGATACGGAAACGGCAGTAAACAAAGATTTTTTAGAGGCATTAGGAATGGATATATCCAAACTCCTTTATGTTTCGGTTGATACAGTAGAAGGTATCTTTGAGGCTTGTGAAACTATTATTGAGAAGGTACGAACCGCCGATAAGGACAGGTTGGTAACAATCGTAGTAGATTCAGTAGCAGCAGCTTCTACATTAAAAGAATTGGATGCCGATTATGGTAAGGATGGTTACGCAACGGATAAAGCAATTATCATTTCCAAAGCAATGAGAAAGATAACCAATATGATTGGTCGTCAAAACATCGCATTGATATTTACAAATCAGTTAAGACAGAAGATGAACGCAATGGCATTCTCTGACCCTTGGACTACATCG